AGACAAGCCAGAGGTAGACGGTGTGCAGTCAATGATTCGAGTTGCAGGAACCTGACCAGCAGTTTGGTTTACAACCGAAGGCCAATATAAAGCTGTATTAGCACTAAACGCAAGCGCAGAGTAAGATACGTCTGTTGGCGTTACAACAGTGCCTGTAAAGGGTGAGGTATAAACTGGTGTGGACATGTATTAGGGTTCCTGAACAGAAGTGTTGCGATCTACGCGGCGTGAATTGTCTTCTTTTTTCAGCGCGGTAATTGCGTCTGTGTAGTACTGTTTCCAAACTGGTAGCTTGTCAAGAGCCTTGAGGTAGCCTTGTGCTTGTAGCAATGTGCCGTATAGCATTGCCTGAGGAGCCACGGCGGTCCACAGATTTTGTTGGTTTTGTGAATCTAGTGGTTGGATTTCAGCGTAATAAATAATTTCAACCGGATAGCTTTGATTTGGAATTGGTGCAAAGTTCCAGTTGTTGTAGTCGTAGTCTGCGTAGTACAACGGCTTTCCTGTAGAAGATTCGGCGGTATACTGCGCCACGTAGTCTTGACTACGTAGTAGCACCGGTTCGCCACTAATCTTCATAGAAACTGTTTTACGCCAACGGGCTGGTTTGTTTAAAACCGCTACGTTAGAAGTAAGGTTAGTTTCTACAACAATAAGCTGCATGTATGTCTTTAACTCAGCGGCAATAGATGACTCAGCCAACGCAATAAGGTTAGGAATTTGAGCTACAAAATCGGCGTCGTTACGCTCCATGTATTGCTGAACGTTTAACACCAGCGAATCGTACGTTTGAATTACGCTCATCTTGTGTAGTAACTTATGTTAGGTTGAAAATAAATGGGCGACTTATCACGCTCTTCATTAGAGGCTTGCATAAACAGTTTTTCTGCTTGTTGCTCTAAGTACTGAATGCGTGTCAGCTCTACTCCAGGGAGTTGCAAGGATAGCTTGTGTGACAAACTAGCTTGTACTGAAGTAATCCAGCGGTCTGGAACATAAATCTGGTTTGTCAATGAACCAACGTCTTCCATTTGTTTTTCAACAAGAAGCTGGAACATTTGGAAGTCATTGTTTGGGACCGGCCACAAGTACATTGATGGCTCAATGGTGCGGTCGTACCAATACTGCAATGAACGAACAGAAGGGAATTGTTTGTTAGGAAGATTCCAGTAGTCGTCGCGGTTTAGGCGAGCCAATGGAATAACCTGTTGACTGGTAGAGAACACAATCTCGCGAACAGTAAATGTGGTCGCTACGGTTTCTCTTAGTCTATAATAAAGGTGATTTGGTGTTATGGCGATGTTAAAATACGCCCACTGACGATCTGATAGCGTAGTAGTCGGTAGCTGCTGTACGGTAGTCCATGTAACACCGTCGTCGCTTACCTCGTACGCAAAGTTGTATGTTGTGGTTCCGCCAGTTGCATTGTACCCATTAAAACCAACGTAAAACACTGGTTGCGCTTGGGCGTACTGCAATCCAAGCCAATTTTCGCTTACTGTAGAAGTAGCAATGGTATTAAGGTTTTGGTCAAACGCCGCTGGAGACAGTGTGTTATCTGTAGGCAAGTATGAAGATGCCTGAGAGTTGATAATGTACACCCAGTTAGCCTCACGAACATCAATCGTGGTTTTTGGCAGTGTTAGTTGCTGTTGTGCTGTTAGAGCGCCGTATAGCTGGTTCTCTAAGAGCCAAAGGTTTACCCCGAGATTGGATAGGTTTTGCAGGTTGTAAAACAACGCTTGCTTAGCAGCGCCAATATACTCAGGCGTGATTTCTTCTGCTGTTTTACCAGCATCACGGAACGCATAGGAAATTAACTGGTCAACACTAATTGTTGTTTGGCCAGTCGTGTTTGAGTAAGCCATGTTACCTTCCGCGGCCCGCGGCTCGCTTAGTTACTTTGTTTGGTAGTTTGTTTGAAGCTGGACCAGCTTTGATAAACTCCTTGGCAACCTTTTTGGGGATGCCAAGGGTTGATTTGCCAGCAGCTGCAGCGTACATAGCGCCTTGTTGAGCTTTTGATTTTATGGGCATGTGCCACCAGTATTCATTTTTTTAACTTTACCACCACGTTTTTGAGCCGGAATACCAGTTGCATTCCCCATTTGATCTGTTTGTGGCATTGCAGCTTGAGCTGGCGCAGAAGCTTGTTGCCCCATACCAGTCATTGCGGGAGTTTGTTGCATTTCACTCGCAGCAAATTGACCTTGTTGGCCTTTACCTAAATACTTACGAGCATTAGCCAAGCGGGCGATTTCTTTGGCTTGCATTAAATCTTGTAATACGTTACCGCCCACCGCATACTTTTTTACGCCACGACCAGTCTTGTATCCGTTGATGTCATCAATTGCGTTTTTGTCTTTCAAGCGACTTGGCTTAATAGCAGCTTTGTTTGGTGCGTCGGCTTTTTTATCGCCAGTTGGCTTGACCTTTTTAATCATGTCTTTTTCACCAGCGGGTTTGCTCTTTTCTTTTTCTACGTCAGAGCCCCTAAAGTTTGGTTTTGTTGATGCTCTAGAAGGAGCAGCAGCTTTACCTGGCTTGATGTCTTTTACCTTGGCAATACGGTCTAAGTCGCCAGAAGATTTTTTAGCGCTGTACTCATTGTCTACGCTACCACCTTCTTTGTAGGCATTACCGCCGCCACAATACTTCTTAACTGTACCAACGGCCTTTTTAGCACGGCCGCCTTTTTTGAGGCCAGACAAGTCAGTCTTTTCTTCGTGTTGTTGCTCATCGTGCATGCCAATCGCTTTTTTAACTACTTTTTTGGCAGGAGCGTTTACTTCTGCTACTTGTTTGCGGTCGCGTTTTGTGAAGTTTTTTACTTGTTGCTGAATAGATCCACCTTCTTTAAAGCAAGGTAAATCGCTTCTCATCTTGGGAGTTGCTTTGAAATCTGACATTGTGTTTCCTCGAGGGTTTATGGGTTAAAGGATGATCAGTCCTACATTTACTAATACGCTAAAACAGGCTAAATTGCCCCTAAAAATAGTTCTTTTTCACGTTTGCGGCGATTTTCTAAAACGGCGGGTTTGTTCCACATCAAGATTGCATCCGCAGCGCCTTTTAGGTCGTTTGCGTTAATGCGTTTTACTACAGTGGAGTTTTTAAACGCTATAGCTCCAATATTAAAGCACAGGCTGTATAAGGCGTCAAATTGGTTCTGGCTAAGGGGTACCTTCACCGAGCTCTCTACGGCCTCGCTACACCACTTTAAATCGCTTCTAAGAAGCTCTTCTATCTGGTCATTAGTTAGGGTGGCGTTGATAAGGTCTTTTTCGTCATCTTTAATAAGGTGACCCACACCAATGGTCCATAGACCTTTGGTATCTTTGTATGCCTTGTTACGGGCGCCTTCTTCTTTGGTAATAAAGTCTAAAGTGGATTTAGCAATGGCCATGATATTTTCTTCAATGCGGGTAAATTGGTTTGTTAGATGGATTGCCGCAAATATTCCAACGGCCCACAGTACTACAGCAACTAGCTTTTTCATTTATTCTCCTTACTTTGCTTAATACTAATACGCAAATTGGGGTTGTTTACTTATTTGTAATTAAATATTAACCCAAGCTGTTTCGTTGCCATCTGCACTTGCTATTTGTTGCTGGATAGGTGGCATTACTGCGTTACAAAGTTTTTCTTCTATTGCGCGTTGTGTTGCTTGAGCTTCTGCTAAATTAGAACAAAATGTATATTGTCCAGAAAAAACGTCAAATACTTGGTAATCGTCTTCTTTGTCAAAAGTAAAAGGGTCAACAGGAATCCATGTTGTAGAACCGTCTGGGTTATCAACGTCTTGGTTTACTGAAAACTTGTTTTTTTGACTATCAATATATTCCGTTTTATTTTTTTCTAATTGTGCTTGAGCATCAGATAAATTTGTAAAAGTGTCGTATACGTTAGTAAAAATATTTAATAATTTAAATTCACTTAAATATTTCCAATCTGGAAAATACATTATTACTTTGGGGTTTGTTGGTAAATTGTCCATCCAAGATTTATCCCAATCTTTTGTATCAATAGGATTTTTTTTACAGTAGTCGTTGTAAACTTTTTGACCAAATTGGTAAGTGCATTGTGTTATGCCTTCAGTAACAAAAAAGTTTTGTGCCCAATCATAACTTGACTTACAAACCCCCATTGCCGCTATAAATTCAAGGGTAATAATAATCATGATATTGCTCCATATACTCTAGACGTATCTCCAGATACCCAGGTTACTGAATTTCCATTTAAACTAACTGCATTTCCGCCGGTGCCAGGAGCAATTGTTGTAGGATACGCAACGCCACCTATAGCCCCCCAACCACCACCTCCACCGCCAGCACCGATATTAGTACCGGAGCTGACACTACCACTGCCACCGCCGCTATTGGAACTACCACCGGTTCCCGATGCTCCACTACTTTTGTTAACAACAATTCCACCACCGCCACCAGCGCCGCCGCCATTACCGCCAGCACTAAGCCTACTAGTTGTAGTACTCAAAGATATTCCTGCTCCCCCTGTTCCCGGAAATATTCTACCCCCGCCGCCTCCACATGCAACTGTACTTGTAGCAGTTCCATTTCCCCCCGAACTACCAATACTTCCACCTGTGCCTCCAGTGGAAGGCAAATAATTACCACCAGCGCCGCCACCAGCACCACCACCACCAGAACCACTATTAAGGTTGCCACCCCCCGATGATGTTGTGCCGTTGCCTCCACCACCTCCACCGCCGCCTATATAGGCCGAACCGTTTGTATTGTTAATAGTTGTATTAAAACTTAAAGATAAAGCAGTGCCACCGTTTCCGGCGCTAACTGGACCAACAGTATCGTATCCTGCACCTGCTCCTCCACAGCCCATTATGTAGCCGTTGTTTACTAAAGTAATAGTATCGCCTGTTGTTCCTCCGCTTAAAGTCAATCCAGCACTGCTTGTTGTTGTAGAGTATAAATATATTCCCGCGTTAACAGTTACAGTAATATCAGACTTTCCAGCAACATACCCCGCTATGGAAGATACATTTAATGAGGCATTTGATGTGTCAGCACTAAAAGTATAGCCAATAACTGCTCTATTAGATTTACCCCAAAAGTTAGTTGGCATAGCTATTTGACTGTTTGGTGTTGTTACACCAGCTAAAGTGCGCACATTGGTGTTGTTTAAACTAATAGCGGTCGTACCGGTGCCACCCAATTCAATCTGAATTGATTGGCCAGCGGTAGTTCCTGCTAAAGAAATTGGTCCTGAAGAATTAAGCGCCATTTATTTACCTATTGCTTCATATTGTTTGTAGCAGGCGTCGAGCCCTGTGCGGAGCTTGTCTGCTCTGGCAGCTTCCCTAACAAGAAATTCTGCATCCTCGGCAGAAAGGGCTCGCCCAGTTCCGTCTTGTCCATTTGTGGCACCTTGGGTGCGACTGGGACGGCTACGCAACTGACTAACAGCATCGAGCAACTGAGAATTAATAGAAGTGATTTGGGCATCTTTGTCTTTTCTTATTTGGTCGGCGGCTTGTTGGTGTTGTTCTTGGAGCTTCTGGGTAGCAGCCATTTGCTCAGCTTTGTAGCGATCAAACCGAGCGGCTTCA